GGGACTAACGCTTTGTATTCATCACCTAAAGCCATTTTTTTCATAGCAAAATCAGCCGCAGCCGCTATTTGTTGTAAGTTACCACGTGCTAAAGTAGCCTGTTCCATATTTGTTGGGTCTTGAGGATTCAATACATTAGGGCCAAACTGCTTCATTACTTGTTGAGCCATATTTTTCATAACTTTACCTAAGTGCATATCATTTGCAGCGAATAAGGCGTTATGTGAATTCCAATATGGCTGAGTAGATGAAGGATGATTCTCTCTAAACATTCCTATTCGTGGTGAACCCAAATCTGCTTGACCTGCTAACGATCTGCCTAGGCTACTAAGCATCATTTGGTCGGAGGGGACAATCATTCTACCTCCAGCACCCTTTACTTCACTCGGATGTAAAAAGTGTAGATTGGATGAATGACTCCAATTTGCTCTACGTCTTTCAAAGAAGTCAGCATCATTAAAGGATGATGATAATGTTTCACTTAATGGATGACCACGATTTGCATTGATAAATGAAGGGAAATGACTCCCCCCATCAGTTGAATATTGCATTAGTAAAGAATTAGATTGATTGAACAAAGTGTCATCTAACCATCCTCCGTCAAATATTTTTGGATAACTTTGTTTCAACATATCATGTAGTGATTTTGAATCTCTACCCACTCCCCCCCAAGGCTGAAACAAATCCCACCACTGATAGGTGTGACTTGGAACTATACCAGATGTATCACTGATGTAGGGGCTTACATAATGTAAGTCTGCACTTACACTTTCACTTTTCACAAAATCCGACATTGGCATAGGAGGGACAACTGGTCCATGCCTATCA